CCCGCTGCGGCGGTGCCGGAGGGCTACGCGCTGGTGCCAGTGGAGCCGACGGAGGCGATGCTGGATGCCGGGCACGCCGCAGCGTGGCGGCGCATTCCGTCCTGCTTCGACATGACTGACGCCGAAATCGTCTATCGCGCCATGCTCGCCGCCGCACAGGCCCAGCGCAAGGAGATCGCCGCGATCAATGCCGAGCCGGCTGCTGCGACCCAAAACCCAGGAGAAGTGACATGAAGCCGATGCTGACGAAAGCTGTTTCCCCCCTGTACTACTACCGCAATGGCATGCGGATCGAAGGCCCGCATCCCGTCCTGCAGGGCGACGTGGCCGGCCTGTGGGGCGACGTGACCAACCTGCGGGGCAACGTGTCTGGCCTGCGGGGCGACGTGACCGGCCTGTGGGGCAACGTGCATCCCGACCTGCGGGGCGACGTGACCGGCCTGCGGGGCAACGTGACCAGCCTGTGGGGCAATGTGTCCGGCCTGCGGGGCAACGTGTCTGGCCTGCGGGGCGACGTGACCGGCCTGCGGGGCAACGTGACCGGCCTGTGGGGCAACGTGTCTGGCCTGTGGGGCGACCTCGACGCCTGCGAAATCACCGATGCCGAGCGCGAGGCCGGAGTTGACGTGGCAACGCTGGTCGCGGGAGCACGGCAATGACCGACTACCCCAAGGCCCTCGCTGCGCTGCGTGAGGCGCGCACCAAGTTTGACGCAGAAGTCGCACGAGTCGCCGGCCCGCAGACGTTGCGACACCGCGCCGAAGAACTCTCGGCCCGCGTGCTGGACTTCCTCGACGCCCTCGACGCGGCGCGGGGTGAGGCGGTGGCGTGGTATCGCCCGAGCGAAGAAGGCTATGACTCCGCGTTCCGTGATGCTTCGACGGTAGCCCGCTGCAACGGCCACGATTGGGCTGGATGGGTGCCCCTCTACGCCGCCCCGCCCGCTGCGGTCTCGTTACCCGCGCCGCTTCCGCCTGCGCCAGACACGATGAACCTGACGGAAGCACAGCGAGAGATCGAAGACGCCTTCCGTCGCGGCTGGAACTCGTGCCGCGCGACGGTGATGCAAGCCACGCCCGCTGCGGAGGTGCCGTGGCCCAAGGCCGACGCCGGCGCGGCTGCTATCGGCTGGACGTGGGACTACAGGTGGCTCGAATCGCTCGTTGACGCCGCGCGCAAGGCGGGCTGGGACGCCAGCATGGAGGGCCTAGACTTCGTGCTGTCCCATGTCTCCGCTCAGCAAGACCCGCCCGCCGCTGCGGTGCCGGAGGGCTACGCGCTGGTGCCGGTGGCTGACCTTGAGTCGCTGGCTTTCACGGATTTTGGCCGGGCGTTCTGGACTGACGGGGCAGAGGCGGCTGCGCTGCGTATCCGCGCCACGCTCGCCGCCGCCAACAAGGAGAGCACCAATGACTGACGAAAACGAAGCGAAGGCGATGCCGAACGTCGAGACGTTTCGCATCACTGGCTCCATGCCAGAAGCTGGCGTCATCGCATTCATGAGCGCGGACAGCACGCCGAACATAACGATTCGCCCGACTGGCGAGGTCGAGCTTGCGCCGGGGCTGGAAATCAGCGAGGCGTCGCGCCTGTTCTGGCAAGGGCTGGCCGACGCCTTCCCGGCGTGGCGCGCGGAGGTTATCGCCGCCGCACTGGCCGCGCGGAAGGGGGTGGAGTCGTGATCCGCTGGCTGAGGCAGCTTCTATGCAGGCACATCTACGTCAGCAGCCCGCATTGGCTGCTCGACACGCAAGGGCAAAAAATCGGCAAGGTCGGCCTGCCGGTGTGCGCCAAGTGCGGGCACTGCTCCCTCTCCGGGATTCACCTGCTGGCCGAGCGGAAGGGGGCGCCGTAATGCCTAGCCCCACCCGCAAGTCTGCGGTGAAAGACCCGAACAAGACGATCCGCCGGCTTCGCTCGCTGTGTGTGCGCAGCGTCCGCCGAAGCGACGCCCAGGTCATCGCGATCCTTGAACGCGCAGCGCAGGAGATGGAGACGCTGGAGAAGGAGCGGCGGTCGCTCGCCTGCTCCCTGAGCAACATCAAGAAGCCGCGCTCGGTGTTCCGTAGCTCGGGCGATGTCACCATCCCCGTGCAGTCGATCCGTAGCACGGCCAAAGCGATCGCAGAGAAACTCGGCAAGACGCCGAGCCGCATCTACCGACTGCCCGATGGGCGCATCCGCATGTTGCGTGTGCCCGTCATCGAAGGCGAGTTGCTCGGCACCTTCGACGAGAACGCCGATTTCCGATCAATCGTGGAAGCACTCGAATGAACCCTCGCATCTTCAAGATCAACGCGCACCGCAGTCTCAGCTACTACACGCCCGAAGACGTGGCCGCCATGCTGGCGAAGGCCGATGCCGAGCGCGATGCCGCGTACAAGAAGGCGTGCGTCGCGAAGCACTACAAGGACATCGTGATTCGGCAGAAGAAGAAGTACGTCTACGTGACCTCTCTCGCCGAACTGGCGGGCGCTGGAAACGACAAAGCGTTCGCCTGCTTGCTGCCGTGCGCGACCGTGGCGCGCGACCCGGACAAGAACATCAAGGACGCGATGAACGCCGCGCTGGCCGCCAGTGGTGGCGTGTTCGGTAAGACCGCCGATCCCTACACCGACTTGGAGCGAGCGAAGTGAACAACCGCTGGCACACCTACTTCTACAATCTGTGCGGTGTCACCGCGTTGATGTCGAAAGACCCCAGCACCAAGGTCGGCGCCGTCATTGTGCGGCCCGACAAAACCGTAGCGAGCCTCGGCTATAACGGCTTTCCGCGGGGATGCGACGACTCGCCACACCTCTATTCCAACCGCGACACTAAGTATGCGCGGGTAACTCACGCAGAGCTTAATGCGATTCTCCACGCTCGCGAATCTCTCACCGGCTACACGCTCTACGTATACCCGATGCCGCCGTGCGAGCGGTGCGCAGCGCATGTCATCCAGTCGGGCATCAAGCACATCGTCAGCCCGCCCATCAAAGAGACCGATCGTTGGTTCCAGTCCTGCACCAACGCCCGGCGCATGTTCGACGAAGCGGGCGTGACCTGGGAGGAACTGGAACCGTGAGGAAAGGCTACGACCCCGCCAACGACATCCTCGGCGCGATCCGCAAGAAGGGCGCGTTCCTCTGGAACCAATACTCGTGGTCGCAGCAGAAGTACAAGCAGCCGCTCGCCCGGCTGGTGGCTGACGGCGTGATCGTTCTGCACCGCGAGTCCAAGAAAAGCCAGTGGGAGTACGAGAAGGGGCCGGCATGGAACCGACGCGCCTGATCGCCGAACTAGACGATGACGCCGAGACCTTCGGCGCCATCTCCGCCGACACCTGGTTCAAGCACCGCAACCCGATCCGGCACCGGCTCGCGCGGACCGAGAAGCTCCACGCCGCACTGGCGGAACTCGCCGAGCGCATGAGCCACTACGTCTAAAGCCGCGAGAACCGGGCGGCGCTTGCGAAAGCGCGCGAAGTGCTGTCACAGTATCAACCGGAAGTGGAGCACTCGACCGATGACTGAGAAGGGCCGCCTCGTCCACCATGTCCGCAAACGCACGCTCGACATCACGGGCGAGCGCGGCTGCTCGTGGTGCTTCCGCATGTTCGCCGTCGAGAAGCTCACGCCGATGAAACGGGGCAACGGCCAGAAGGCGTACATCTGCCCCACCTGTCTCGCCAACAAGAAGCCGAGGAAGAAGCCATGAACTGCCCGAAAGAAGAACTGATCGCCGACGCCGAGCACATCCTCCGCAAGATGAAAGACGACCCGAACCTCTGGAGTGGCAAGGTGGGCCTGAGCCAAGTGCAGCGCGAGGCGATCAACGACTGGCTGCGCGAGCACAAGAAGGTCGAGCCGTCATGCTGATCGGACTCACCGGCCTCAAGCAGAGCGGCAAGAGCACCGCCGGCGAGTTCCTCGCGCGCAACTACGGCTTCCACCACACCAGCTTCGCCGAGCCGATGCGTCGCTTTGCGATGGACTTGTTTCGGATGAACGAACTGCAACTGGAGGCGTTGAAGGAGCAGCCGCTTCCGATGCTCGACTACAAGGTCACGCCGCGCGAGTTCATGCAGAAGCTCGGCACCGAGTTCGCCCGCGAGATGATCCACCCCGACCTCTGGGTGCGTGCCTGCCTCATGCGCATCGACCCGAAGCGGCCCACGGTCGTGTCCGACGTGCGCTTCGCCAACGAGGCCCATGCCATCCGCGCGATGGGCGGCAAGATCATCCAGGTGCGCCGGCGCGGCCAAGAGCGGACGGACGGGCACGCCAGCGAGGCGGGCATCGAGTCGGCGCTCATCGACCACCTGCTGGACAACGACGGGCACGACCTTCGCAAGTTCGAGGACGGCGTGCGCGGCCTGATGCGATGGCTTTACAACGGCGATGTCTAAACAGAAAGGCCCCTCACGGGGCCTTTCGTCATTTCGCCGGCTTGCACTCCAGCTTGGCCGGGTCGCGGCCCGCGGCCCACTCGGCGAGCCGCTCCATCTTGCACTCGTAGCGCGCGATGACCTCTTCGAGTTCGTCGGCGTACTCCACGACGTAGGCCCACTCGCGCCCCGGCTGGTACACCGGCCGGGCCTCTTTCTGGATCAGCGGTGCCGGCGGGTACTGGCGCTGCACCTCGCCGGGCGGCAGCGGCTTGACCTTGTTAGCGCCCGAGCAAGCCGTCAACAGCGGCAGGCACGCGGCGAGCAGCACAAGCGGCGTCAGCCGCGTCCAGTTGTTCGAGGGCTTCACGGTACTTCCTCCGGTTGATCTCAGCGGCGCGGCGCGCGGCCGCCAGTTCGGCGTCCTGCTGGGCGGCCAGCGCGATCGCGGCCAACTGCTTCGCGTCCCACTCAGCCTGGCGCTTCTGCCAGTCGGCCAGCGCCTTGTCGCGCTGCGCCAGCAGGCCCTCCAGTTCGAGCACGCGGGCCGCGTCGGCGGCGGCCTTGGCCGTGGCCGCCCGCCAGTCGCGCACGCCGTCGTAGACCTTCCAGAGCGCCGCGACGATCAGCGCCACCATCAGCGCCTCCAGCCAGTAACGCTTGAGCAGAGCGGCGGCGATCATACGGTCTCCAGTTCGGTGTCGAGGGTTTCGGCGAGCGACGAGTTCTTCTTGGCCGCACGCCAGCGCACGCCCGCGCGGTCGATGTCCTGCCAGAACGCGGCTTCGCAGTGCTCGCCGCGGTCGATCGGCCAGAACAGCACTTCGGCGCAGAACGCGACGATCCGCCAGCGCAGCTTCGGCTCCGTGACGAGCCGCGTCATGCGGTAGCTGCGGCCGCTCAGGCTCTCGTCGGGCATCCCGTTCGCGAGCACGACGTTCACGAACTGCGAGAGCGCGTCGCCGACGCGCGGGAGGTACGGGCGCTTGTCCCAGCGGTCGTGCGTCATCGCTCGACAACCTCGAAGTGGATGGTTCGGTCCTGCTGGCGGCCGTTGTTGGTCTGAACGCGGCACGTCACCTTCGCGCCGGGCAGCGCCTCGGACACCCGAATGGCAACACGGCCTTGCGCGCTGAACTGCACGACGGCGGCGCAGTTCTCGGCGAGCGCGAGCGCACTGGTGATCGTCTCGGCGCCGAGCCAGTCGTTCCAGTCGAGGCGGAAGTCCTCGATGGCGTTCGGGTCGAGCTTGAGGGTCAGCCCGTCGCTCCAGGTGATTGTCTTCATGCGGATGCTCGTCGGATGGCGATGGTGCGGGCCTCGTCGCGAACGGCGATCTCAGGCTCGGCGGGCACGAGAATAGACGACGGCTCGCCGGGAACCGTGATCTCCGGCTCGGCCGCCACCAGCACGATCGTCGGCTCGCCGGGGATGCGGACCTCGCGCCCGGTGAACAGGTATACCACGTCGCCGTCGGCGACGGCGATCGGGCCGGTGACGCGGACCTCGACCAGCGCCACGTCCACCAGGGCGCCAATCTGACCCTCGGCCGTCGCAAGGATCGACGAGACGGTGATGACGGGCAGGGCGACGGAAGGCTCGGCCGGCGCGCTGCCGACCGCCGTGGGCGGCGTAACGACGATCGTCCGCGGCGTCGTGTTGGCCGTGGCCCCGATGCCGCCCTCGGCGATCGCCGGCGGGGCCGCCACGGTGATGCCCGGCAGCGAGGCGTCTGCGCGGGCCTGTGCGCTCGTCGCGACCGCCGGGGCGGTCACGGTCACGGTCGGCAGGCCGGCAGTAGCTATGGCCGCGCCAGAGGCGTTTGCGGAGGGGGCGGCGACGGTGACGACCGGCAGCGCCGCCGAGGCGACGGCGTTCGTGCCGCTGGACGCCGTGGCCGCCGGCGCGCTGACCGTGACGACCGGCAAGGACGCATCGGGACGCGCCTGGGCGGTCGCCGAGGCCGCAGGGGCGGCGACGGTAGCGGTCGCCAGCGCGACGCTCGCAGAGGCGCTTACGCGAGCCGTGGCGGCTGCCGGCGAGACGACCACGGTCGCCAAGGCCACCGAGGCGATCGCGTTGCTGCCCGCGGTCGCCGACGCCGCCGGCGGAGAGACGGCGACGACCGGGAACGCCGCCGCAGCGCCGGCCGCGCCGGTCGCCGCCGCGCTCGGCGGCGTGACCGTGACGGTCGGGATCGAGGCGGAGGCGGTGACGCTGACGCGGCCCTGCGCAGCCGGCGCGCTGACCGTGACGACGGGCAGGGCGACGCTCGCCGCGGCGCTGACGCCAGCGGTGGCCGTCGGCGGGGTGACGGTGACGGTCGGGATCGAGGCAGCGGCGGTGACGCTGACGCGGCCCTGCGCGGCCGGCGCGCTGACCGTGACGGCCGGGACCGCCGCGGAGGTTGACGCCGCGCCCGTAGCGGCCGCCGCCGGCGGAGAGACGGCGACGACCGGGAACGCCGCGCTGCCGACTGCGCTGATGCCGCCGGAGGCCGACGCAGCCGGCGGGCTGACGGTGACGACGGCGAGCGCCGCGCTCGCGCCAGCCGCGCCGACCGCGCTGGCCGCCGCCGGCGTGACGGTGACGACCTGGATCGAGGCGTTCGCCGTGACGTTGACGCGCGCTTGGGCCGCCGGTGGGCTGACCGTGACGACGGGGAGCGCGACGTTTCCAGTCGCAGCGCCAGCCTCAACGCTTTGGAAAGCGTCGTTCTGGAACGCACTGGACTGGAAGGCGCTCACCGGGGCGCTCCCTTACGGCTTGGCGTGCGGGCTGGTGACTTCGATCTCGGCGAGCAGGCCCGACATGTCGCCTGCGGCGATCAGCCCGGTCTGCGCCATGTAGCCGACAAGCTGCTGCGTCAGCGCGAGAGACACGTCGATCTGCTCGGCGCTGTTGAACAGGAACATGGCGTCGTCGAGGATCGGGTCGTAGTTCGCACTGGCCTTGTCGGTGCGGTCGCGGATGGCGAGCCGGGCCTGCGGCGTGAGGCGCGACAGGAAGCCGAAGTGCGACATGCGCGGGGTTGTGGCGACGGGCTGCGGTGCAGGTGCCACGATGGCGGGCGGCGTAAACGCGGTGCCGTCATACGTCCAGCCGGGGCCGGGGCGCGGGTCGAGGTCGGTCACATCGACAGCACCGGGCCACTCGTCGGCAAGGATGACGTTGGCGACGATGCCGCCTTCAATGATGGCGAGGGTGCGAGACATTACAGGCCCTCCACGAATTCGAGCATGAGGAAGCCGGGCCGGCCGGCAGAAGCCGATGGGCCTCCTGCAAGGCCCCCAGAACCTCCCGAGCCAAAGCCCGTAGGCAGAACTCGGTTGGCGTCTGTTCCGCTCGCGGCTCGATAACCGCCCTTTCCGAAGAGGCTACCTGCGCCGGCGGAGTTGCCCGTCATCCCTGCTGGGATAGCGCGGAATGGACCAAAGGCATTGGCCTCGTGCGGACCGGCCGGTGTATGGCCGTCCCTAAGCGCAACGTCACTGATCCCGGAGGCGCCGCCTCCATTGCCAGGATCGAGCGCGCCCGCCACGCCTCGGGGTGGCTCACCAGACACCGTGCCTCCCGAAGACCCGCGGCCACCGCCGCCGAGCACGACAGAGAAAGCGCCCACTGTGATCGAAGTGTGGCCGCCGTCCCCTCCGTGGTTGTTAGCAGGGTCCCCGTTCGCGTCGTTTGGCCCAGCCGTCCCGCCTGCGCCGATTTGCACATTGACGGTCGTCACACCGTCCGGAATCATGATGGGGAAGTTGATGGCCCACGCGGCGCTCGCGCCGCCAGAGGCCAGCGGGGTGCCGATGTTGGTCGGGTTTCCTGAATCGAGGCCGCCGCCGCCGCCGCCGCCACCGCAGCCGGTGATGTAGACGACGCCCTTCCCGCCCTGCGCCCACGAGGGGATCGGGAAGGACGCATTGGACGAAGTGAGGACGTAGGTGGCGCGGCGCTGCCCATCAATCGTCGTGCGTCGAGCAATGCCTGCAAAACTACCGGGGTTCATCAGAAGTCTCCGCCGCGAGTGACCGCGATGTTGAACGTCTCGGCGTTGTGCGTAGACGCACGCAACAGTGCGCTGGCGTTCGGAAGTAGTAGCGCAAGATCAAACAGTTGCGCCTTGAATGCTGCGACCGTTCCGCTCGGAGTGATCGCGCTGACCGGAATCTCATGGATCAGGCGATTGGTCGTGCCGTTGTCGAGCGAGAGGTAGAGTCGAACCATGCCCGCCGTCGTGGTGCCGGTTGCCTGCACGACAAGGTCATCAATTCGTGAGCCGGTCGATGCGCCAGTGAAGACGGTGACCAGCGTGCCAGTGCCGTCGCGGTTCGTGTTGGCCGCGGTGACCTGCGCGACTGCTGCGCGCGGGGTTGCTGCGTACTGTGCTGCTGTTGCCATATTAAGTTACTCCAAATGCTTGAAGGATAAAGTCAGGAACAGAGCCGCCTCCGCCACCGCTCGCGGCGATGGTGAGAGTACGAGTTTCGCCAGTGCCTGCCGGGGTGATGGTGATGTTTGTTCCGGCGAGGATCGCCGCTTCGATCTGCGATCGAGCCGCCGCGGCGAAGTCGGTGACATCGGCGGCGATGTGGGTGTGGGCCGTCGGCGGGCGTGCGTTGCTGAGTCGAGTATCGTCCGCCCGCACTACCTGCGTGGTGCTGCTCTCGCCGCTCGGCGCAACTGGCAGCCGGGCAATGTCGAGCGTGCCGGAGGTGAGGTCCGCAGCGGCATGCGTGTGGGCGGTCGGTGCTGCTCCGATGGCCGCAGGCGTCGGCAGGGCGTGTACGTGATCCGCACGGGCCGCCGTCGTGCCCGTGCCTACGGCCGCCGTGCCGAGCGGGGCCGGCAGCGTGCTGGCCAGCGGGGTGTTCGTGGCGCTGGCCGCGATTCCGTCGAGCTTGGTCTTGTCGGCCGACGACATGAAGCCGGCCACGCTGGTCGTGGCGTTCGCGTGCGCGGTGCCGCCCGCACCTACGTGGGCTGCCGGCGCAAAGTCGGTAGTCGCACTGGTCGCTGCGGTGCCGAGGCCCAGAAGCGTGCGGCCGTCAGCAGCCGACAGCTCGGCAACAGCGCCAGCGCCGGCCGCCGTGCGGCCGATGATGCCCGGACCATCGGCGGTAATCGGGTGGTCCGCGTTCCAGTCGGACGGCCGCACCAGGCTGGTGTCGGCGCCGTCCGGCACGCTGCTGACCTTGGAGTGTTTGGCACGGACGGCCATGCTTCGACCTTAGTTCTGGAAGCGCAGCGGCGAGGTGAAGTTCACGGTGAACGTGCCGTTGGTGCTCGACACGTCCGCACCGAAGTCGCCGTAGCACACCAGTTCGTCGGCCGTCGCCGCGCCGCCGCGGGACTTGTAGATCACGACGCCACGCGCCGTGATCGTCGAACTGGCCCACGACGGGTTCGCGAAGGTGATGTCCACACGGTCGGTCGCGTTGTCTCGCGTCACGGTCGCAGTCACGGTCGTGCCGCCCGCGGTGTAGCCAGTGCCCGTGACCTCGTTGGTCACGTCGCTGCGCTTCGCGTGTGTGTCCTTGTTCGCGACGTAGGTCGCGGTGACGAGCATGGCGCGGAAGGTGTCGGTGTCGAAGTCGATGGCACCACGGGCCAGGTCTTCGAGGGCGCTGTTGTAGACGATGGTCATGGGTTCGATCCTCGGGGAAGTGCGCGGCTGTTATAGGAGCCGCCGGTGGAGGTGTCCACTCACGGTGGACTGCGTTAGCGCAGCACGGTCAACGCCCGCTTGAAACGAAGAACACGGTCGGCGTGGCCGTGCAGACCGCCGTTGATGATCCGGGTGGTCCGCTCGAACTGGCCGGCGTCGGCGAATCGGTTGAGGTTGCGCGCGTGCCAGAACGCGCCGGCGGAGAGCGCGGCGTTCTGCGGCAGCAGCAGGAGGTCGGGTTCGCCGACCAGCGGCAGGCCGAGCAGGTACGCCATCTCGGCGTAGTTGGCCTTGCCGGTGACTTGGATCAGCCCGCGGCCGCGATAGCGGAAGCCGTCGCCGGACTGCTCGGGGCCGTTCCCCATGCGGTTCGCGTAGACGCGCGAGCCGATCCACTCCGGCTTGCCGACGTACTGCCGGGCCATGTCCAGCGTCGTGAAGTGGCGCGGGAAAATCTGCTGGAGCCGCTCGGCCGTCGTGTAGTTCAGGTTCTCTTCGACCCGCGCGAGGCTGCCGCTCTCGTGGCCGATCTGCGCCAGCCACATCGCGGCGCGGGTGTAGGTGTTGATCTCGTAGCGCGCGATGGTCGCGTTGATGTGCGGCAGCCACGTCGCCGCCCGCTGGAGCGGGCAGGCCATGATCGCCGCGAGCTGCGACGAGGCGAGGATCACGTCATGTCCTCCGCCGGCACGTCGATCTTGTGGTGGCGCATCACGGCGGTAAAGACCGCGATGCGCTGGCGCAGGCGGCTGACCTCTTCTTGCGCCTTGAGCCGCTTCTCGACCTCCTCGTTGAGCCGCGACTCCAGATCGGTCTGTCGGCTCTCCAGCGCGATGATGCGCGTGTTCAACTTCTCGATCAGGCCGGCACTGCCGTCAGCGGCGGCGATCAACTGGTTCTCCTGCGCGCGGTTCGCGCGCCGGTTCATGAAGTAGTCCACGGCCTTCATCAGCAGGATGGCTCCGATCGCGGAGCCGCCCATCTTCAAAGAGGTCGCGGTGTCGAACACGGCACCGCCGCCGTACACGTAAGGGTCCATGCGCGTCTCAGTCTCAACGGTTGGTTGGCGTTATAGTTGCCGGTTGTGTTTCAAGCAATCCATCACACTCGCGGAACGGTCACGTCGATGCGCCGGGATTCGACGCCGCCGCGCACCGCCTCAAGCTGGACGCGCACCTGCGTGTTCAGTCGGGTGGATGCTGGCGTGACCGGCGTTGAAAGCTCCGCCGTGGGGACGGTGTAGCTGGCCCCCGAATACAGCGCGGTGCCCGCGGTCAGGCGGAAGTCATCCATGAAGCCGTCCAGCGAGCGGCTTGTCTCGTTGTATCGCCCGCCAAGCCGAAGCGTCTGTGTTGCCAAGTTCGCGGAGTGGTTGAACGTCCCTTGCCGCACACCGTTCAGGTACAGGGACACCACGCCCGCCTCGCGGACGATGGCAACCGCATACCACGTATTCACGGCGATAGCCCCGTTCGCGCTTTGAATGCGAATCGGGCCATCCGTGAACAAAAACAGCTCCCCGTTTGTGCCTACGCCGGCCCCTATTGTGTTGGGGTCTGTGTCCGTCGAAGTCCGGGTGTCCATGATGATGTTTGATGCGCTGGTCGGGAGGGCATTCACCCGGATGCGGCACTCTATGGTGAAGTCGCCGCCGCCGAAAAGCACATTGGTGGCGCGGATTAGGTTGCCGCCCGCTGGGAATGACCCCGATGCGCCGCCGAACACGGACTGCGCCGTGCTGATGACCGGGGAACCCACGCGCGTCCACGTCAGTCCCGCATCATCCGTGAAGGTGGTGGAGCCGTTCGCCCCATTGAACCGAAGCTGTGAGGAAACGCCGGGGGTCAGTAGCAAGCTGTCCGCGGCCTCCGTTGTCCACGCGTAGCTGGTGCCGGTCAGGCCGGTTTCCGTCCGGCGCAGCGTGTTGTTCTCGTCGTAGAGCCGCAGCGTGTAGGTGGTGCCCGCCTCCAGCGCCACGTCGGCTGCGTTCTGCGCGTACACCGCGCGGCCTTGGGTCAGGCGGTTACGGTGTGACCACGACACCGTGAGCGATCCGCTGATTGACGCCGCGTAGTAGACGTTGTTCAACCGGAAGTTGCCGGGCATGTAGGGGCGGCTTGCGCGATCGGTGAGCGTCACCGTCATCGTGGTCGCGCTCGCCAGCGGCAGCTTGCTCGCAACGCCGAAGGGCGTGGCGCGCAGGCTCACGGTGCTCACCGACGCGGTGTAGGGCGTGTCGCTCACGAGTCCGAAGCCGTCCGAGATGAACCACACCACGGCGCCGGCGGGATGGGACAGCGGCCGCGTGTCGTACTGGCCGCGCAGGATGTTGTTGAGGGTGAACGTGCCGTCGCCGTTACGGGTGATCGTGCGCCACGCGACGATCTCTTCGCCGGCAGCCGACACGATGCGCGCGAGCACCTCGCCGGCGTCGAACTCTGACTGCGTGGCGGAGACCAGACTGTCGAGGCCCCACGGGTTGTTCAGCACGACGCCCGTGGTGATGAGCGCCGCGGTGTTGGCCGCGAGCGGGTTCGCCAGTGTGGCGCTCGGCGTGAACACCTGCGTGTCCGGCCGCTCGATGAAGTTCGATCCGCCGGCGGGGTCTTCCCAGATCGTGTACGCGCGCTGCGGGCCACTCGTCGGCGTGCCGGTGACGGCGATGTACTCCCCTGCGTTGGGGGCGATCATGCCGTAGGGCACCTCGAACGCGGACTGGCGGGCGAGCGGGAAGTTGGCGTCGAGAGGATTCGTCCAGCCCGTCGTCGGCGGGTTGGCGAAGCTCACGGCGGCGACCGAGAACACGTCCTCGATGGCGCGGATTCGCATGGCACCGGAGTCGAGCGTGCCGTAGTCGATCTCGGTGATGCGGTAGACGATCTGCGCGATGCCGAGTTGCGGCCACGACAGCCGGAACACGCTGCCCGGCCGCAGGCCGAAGAGCGTGCGATTCACCTCGCACTCGACGCGCGACAGCGGCGACGAGACCGTCTTGAGCACGCGAGCCGCCACGGCGTTCGCCGCGGTGGCGTTGCTCAGGCCCGAGTAGTCGTAGTCGTCCGCGTCCACTTGGCCGCCACGGGCCGTGATGTTGGCGAGGTTCTGGTGTTGCACGACGCGCTCGGTGTACTTCTGCGAGCGGTCGATGTACTTCACCTTGACGGTGTTCTTCGTCTCGTCCCACGAGCCGCGCGTGTACTTGAAGCTGTCGGCGAGCACGTTGGCCGGGCTGACCTCGGGCAGCGACGACACCACGTAATCGTTGCGCGCCAGCCGCATCGTGAAGCGGCCCGTCTGCGGGTCGATGAAGACCACGCCGTCAACGTGCCGGAGGATTTCGGCGATGATCTCGTCAGCCGAACCGCTGGTGTCGATCAGCATGGAGAGACCGAGGCCCTCGGCGTGCAGCGTGTTCGCCGCCGCGACGAAGCTCGGAAGGTCGATTGTGCTCTGCGCGATCCCGCTGCCCCAGAACGTGTTGGTCATGATCTCGTAGACCATGCACGCCGGGTTCGCGTCGCCGTTGATGTTCTCGCGGCCGCCGGTGAGGCCGAGCGTGTTGGGCGTGCGGCGCAGCGTGACCGCGATCGCCGGCAGGCTGTCGTTGTTCGAGAGGTAGCACTTCTCGAACACCATGTAGGCGATGCCGCGATAGGCAGGGATCGTCGCCTCGCCGAACTGCGTCGCGAGGTACGGGTTCTGCACTTGGGTGAACGTGCCGGGGTAGAACTTCACCGGACCGAACAGCCCGTTGCGCGGCTCGTCGGACGAGAAGAGCGTCGGCTCGTCCATGCCGAAGCTCACGAGGTCCGCGGTGTTGACACGGTTCCGCAGCGTGACCAGCTTGTCGTCGAACTCCAGCGAGATCAGTTCATCGACAGTGCCCCACGAGAGCGCCAGTTGCATCCCGAGCCAATACTGGTAGCCGAGCGTGATTCGCTGCGACGAGAAGAGGCCCGTCCTCACCTTCTTGCGGATCGCTCGCGCCTCGAAGTCGCCCCACCAGACGGCGTTCGGGCCGGTGACGCGCACGGTGCCGTAGGCGACCGGAATGGGCCGCGCTTCGTCGGCGGTAGGGGCGCGATAGTCGCCGAGGCTGGTCGGCTTCGGCGAGTCGAGGCGCGGCTTCGGCCGCAGCAGTTCACCGATGACGGTGAACGCGAAAGAGATGAGGAAAGAAACCCAGAAGCTCATGCAATGATCCTTACTGGCCGAGAGCGCGCCGCACGATGTCGGAAAGGCCGCCAGTGGCCTCGCTCGAAGAGCCGTTGCCGCTGAAAGACGTGTTGAAGGGGTTGACGGTCGGCACGCGGTTGAAGCCGAGGTAGTTGGTGATGTTGTTGAACTTCGTTCGGCACGTCGCCTCGGTACGATCACATCCCGCGTACACGCGAACCGTCATGCCCGGCTCGAAGGACGTGAGCGGGTAGATCAGACGAATCTCGTTCGTCGTGTGCGCGATGACGAAGCGCGTCTCTCGCGTCTGCTCGACTTCGAGGTAGCCGTTGGTGTACCAGCCGTTCGGCTGCGTGGAGAAGGCGTTGTCGCGCACGATGTCGGCATCGACGAACTGCGGGCCGGTCGGCAGCACCGTCGCGAAGCTGGCGCGCAGCACGCCGCAGCCCGGCCCGTAGAGCGGCCAGTTGCAGAGCGCCTTGTAGCTCTGCCACGGCACGGAGCGCGTGAGGCCCTTGGTGATCGGCTGGCAAGACAGCACGGCTTGGCCGTTCTCGAACTCGACCGAGTTCACCGTGCCGATGAACACCGGGATGCGCTCGGCCGCCGTGTCGCTGCGGTGGTACTGGAGCACCGTCAAGAGCACCTGGCGCTCCGGCAGGTACGCGATGAACTTGGCCGCCAGCGGATCGTCCGCGGGGATGGTGACGCGCATCTGGCCCTGCGGCTCCACCGTCGAGGACTGGAGGCCCGAGCGCGAGATCGGGATCGGTACGTAGCGGAACGTGCCGTCGATGACCACCGTGTCGCCGCTCGTGAACGTCCACGACTCCACGGCGTCGTCGGTGCGGAAGTAGTACAACTCGACGGGCGAGCCGTCGAAGAGCGAAGTTTCTTCGGGGTTGAACGGCATGGCCGGGCCTCACGTCAGGTGCGGCCCGTTATACAAGACCGTCAGGTCTTCGTTGCCGTGAACCCGGCCTGCGCCTGCGCCACGCCTTCCGCCAGCCAGTTCAGCGTCACCTCGTCCGCAGCGAGGCGGAAGAACCCGAGCAGGCTGATGCGCTTCACCTCCGAGCGCGCGAAAGCGACGCCGACCGCCGAGTCAAGCTGGAGTTTGATCGTTCCGTTGGCGTTCGGATTTGCGGCGGTAATCCGGCGGCAGATCACGTTGCCGTTTTTCAGTTGGATCGCAACGTCGCGGCGCATAGCGGCGGCGTTGGAGAAAAGATCGTAACCGTTGTTCTCAACGTCAATAGCGTTGTCGTTGAGGTTCACATCGGTCGCCAGCGTGAAGTCCACATATCCAGTAGGGCAGTAGAACGGCTGAGCGCGGCCCTCGCGGCGCTGGAGCCACTGGCGGTACTGGAAAACCTCGCTGTGGTTTCGCAGCGTCCAGTTGTGCGACTTCGTTGGCGTCGAAAAGCCTGACCGCTGGGCCGTGCGGAACTGACCGGAGCCTTCGTCGATCGTCAAGCGATCGCTCGACCACGAAACGTCGATGCCGTCCGCCCAATTAGCGTAGTCGATATACAGTTCTTCGTTCTGGTAGGTGCCGGCCGCCGTGCCCTTGCTCACAGGGTAGATGTTCGACGACGGCTCGCCCTCGAACGCGAGCGTGGTCTGCACCACGCTGTCGGTGAGGCGCTGCGCTTGCACCTCGGCCGCGACACTGGCGACCATCGCGGGGAAGACCCGCGATCCTGCCGCCCAGGAGCCGGTCAGAGGGCTGCGCAGCGTCACGGTGTTGCCGGAGATGCCCGTGATCTCGCGGACCTCGTTGGTGCCGCTGTCGGCCCAGAGAGCGATCAGGCCGCCGGCCGCGAAGGTGCGGTTGGCCGAGTTGAAGGTCAGCACCGTGTCGCCCACCGCAGCGTTGGCGGTCAGGCTGGCCTGCTCGGCCCACAGCGGCACGGCGAACAGCCGGCCCTGCCAGCCGTACAGCAGGTTGTCGAGCCGCTCGACCTCCAGGCCCGTCAGGAGCGCCGTGTAGTTCAGCCGGCGCCGCGGGACGGCCCGAAGGCTCCGGCGCTGCTCCGTGCCGTCCCACGAGCGCGTGACGGTGCTGCGGAAGACCAGCGTCTCTTCGACGCCCGCGGACCAGTTCGGCGCGAACGGCATCAGGATGACGCGGCGGCCGGTGATCGGGACGGTGTAAGGCTGGCCGCCGATCGTGAAGGTCACGGTCGCGTCGATCGTCGGAGGGCCGGACAGCGAGACCGAGATGCCGTAGGTGATGAATTGGAGTTCGTTGATCGTCGTCGGCGGTGTGATGCCGGCAGGCGGCACCAACTCGATGCCGTCAAAACCCGCCGTCTGCAACTGTGAGTACGGCAGCGAGTTGAAAAAGGCGTTCCAGAGCGAGATCGTTCGGCTCTGCGCCGACACGAGGTTGCCGAGGTCAACCGTCGTCGGAATGACGTGGATGCGGAAGTACCAGTCGTTGCCGAAGTCGAAGCCCGGCACGCCGTTGCGGTTGGTGAACAACGGCTGCACGTTCACGCCGGTGCGCGTGCTGTTCAGGGCGAACGGCGGATCGACGAGTTGCTCGCCGGTGTAATAGGCGCGCGTCGTGAACAGGTTGGCCGAGGTCAGCGAGTCGCTGACCTGCACGATGTCCGGCGCGAGATTTCCGACGAAGGTGGTCATCAGAGCGTCTTGAGGTAAGCGAAGCCGTAGTTACCGCTGTACGCGCCGGTGGTGTCGCCCGAAGGGCGGAAACCCTGACGCCACCACGGAAAGACCTTCCAGGTGTCCGGGCCGATGCTGAACTCGTCTCCGGTGGCCCATCGCGCGATGTTCACCAGCCGGATGCCGGGGACGTAGCCGATCTCCGAGAAGAAGCCGGAGCCTCGCTCAACGCGCAGCTTGATCTGGCGGAGGGGGGTCACGCCGCTCCACGAGTTGACGGATGACAGGTAGAAGCCCTCGTCGTCGCGGTCAGACTGCGCGTTGCCCTGAACACCGCCGTACACCCGGTACGTCGGCGTGAAGCCGGTGCTTCCGTCCGCTGAGATAGGGGCGAAGAAATTGGTCGTCGGGGGAACGTCACACCGGATTCCGCCCTCCGTACCGTTTCCGTTTCCGAACATGATGTGGTGAGCGGTAGAGGTAGGGGCCGAGTTAAAGTTCGTGCTTGTGCTGAGGTTCAGCGCATCGAAGTACGTCCCTCCGGTCCAAGAGCCGATCTTCTGCACCATACCGAGCGAGATGTGGCGGAAAATGGAGTTGCCCGTGTCGAAGACGACGTGGATGTAGGGGGCCGGGGTGGTATCACCAAAGAGGAAGACCGTAGCGAACGGACCCGCACCGCAGTTCGACACCGCCTCTGCCTGCGAAACACCGGGCTGAGACGCGATCGCCACTCCGGTGTTGATGCCGGTCGAAGCACGAAGCAAGATGTTGGTCGTGTCCGTGTTGAAGACATGGAGAAAATCGCTTCCTGCGCGGCTGATCGACACCGTGCGGTTGGTGGATGCGATCGTGTTGCGGTCGATCGTCCAGCCGAGCGTTGCGGCGAACGAGGCGATCTTGTTGATGAGGTCTTCGACGCTCGTGGCGGTAGTCTGCTGGTAAGCCATGAGTCACTCCAGGGCGATCGCGCAGTAGTCGTCCCACTGCGTTCGGAACACGTTGGGGACGACGAGATAGTTCACGTCGCCGACTTGGATGATCGCTTCGGCGCTGTTACCGAAGCCGCTGACGCGGAACACGCTCTGGAAGCGAGCCATCTGCGCCTCGTAAGGGTTGCGGCAGATGATCGACACCGGCTCAAGGTGGTACGTTCCGTCGAGGTTCTCGCGAATCGGCTCGCGATCGTAGCGGTACGGGTGGGTGACGACGGCGTTCTGGTCGTACTGATCGGTAGTGCCGCCACTTGTGTTTTGCTTGTTCTCCACGTCTCGCCACACGACATCGGGGAACAGCAGTGCGGAGTTGTCGAGGCCGGGGTCGAAGAACGCCGAGTGGTTCGCGTCCACCTGCGAGAATCGCCAGGTGTTGTTGCCGCTGCATCCGCCGGCAAAGAGCGGATACGGCCACAGCGTCGGCAGAACGTAGGGCAACACGAAGCCGAAGTACCCGACTTGGTACACCGTAGAGACGCGAACGACGACGATGAAGCGACGTGCGTTGCCGATGAACCAATACTGCATCGGCTGATCCCACAGGTGCAGGTGCGTGAAGCGCGAGCGATTGATCTGGTCGGTCAGCGTCGTGAGCGCCGGGTTCCATATCGTGAGGCCCGTGAACGCGAGATTGAACACGTCCGATGCGGTGTTGATGCGCGGCGTGATGCCGATGAGGATTTGGTCGGTGCCGCCAGTGCCCGGCCCTTGGAGCACGATGCGGTTGCCCGGCGTCACGCTGTCGTTCTCCGCCGTCAGCGCGCCGGTGCTGCCGGCGATCTGCGTCCAGTTGGCGCCGGCGCCGAGGCCCGCGGTCAGGAAGTCGCGGAGCGCCGTGTAGAACGCTCCGAAGTTAGCTGCACTGCCGGTTACGAAAGGCACGGTTGGTTGACTCCGGTTACGAGGCGAGAATCTGGCGGAACGACGCCTTGTTCGCCTGGATGATGTTAGTGATGATCTGCCGCCCCGCGTTGCCTTGCAGGCCGGCGGCCACCACGGATTGTGCGTCGATCGCGTTGACGATCTGGAGGTTCGTCCCGCCGCCGGCCGCGCCGCCGTTGAGGCGGTTCCGCGGGTCGCTGCGCGACAGCACTTCCTCGCCCGTCTGGAGGATGGTCGGCACCTCGTCCGGCTTGAGGCCGGCGATGCCGCCCGAATGGTAGCGCACCGAGTTGTCGAAGATGGCCGCCGGGACACTGCGGGTGAACGTCGGGGCGCTGTACCCGACCACGCCGCCGCGGTGCCGGCCGGGGACGATCAGGCGGCCGAGGCCGCCAGTGATGCCGCCCAGCAGGCCGCCGGTGCCGTCGTCGCCGAACAGCGAGCGGAACAGCGCCGCCTGCACGATGGCTTGGCCGATGCCGATGAGGAAGTCGGCGAGGAACTCGCGGAACGAGTCGGCCGCGGCCTTGAAGGCGTCGCCGAACGACGCCACGCCCTTGATCGCGTTGGCGATGCCGGCACCGAACGCGGTGAAGGACTGCGTGAGGCCGGAGGTGAACTCGCGCGCCAGCCGCACGCCCTCCTGCTGCGCCGGCGACAGGCCGACGAGCGCGGCCTTCGTACCCCGCAAGTTGATGAGCGTCTCTTCGACGTTCAGCAGCTTGTTGAGATCGACGTTCTCGCGGTTCGCTTCGAGGAACGCCACCAGTGCGTCGATCTCGGCGGCGATTCGCTTTTGGTATTCGAGGTTGGTCTCGTAGGCGCGCTGGCGGGCCTGCTCGGAGGACAGCAGGCCCGCGGCCTCGCGCTCGTTGATCGCGCGCACGCGAGCATCGCGCTCGGCGATCGAACGCTCCAGCGTGGTGTTGAGGCGCTCGTACTCGGCGCGCAGGTTCGCGACGGCGGTGTTGCGCTGCTCGGTCGCGATGACCTGATCGCGCTCGCCTTCGAGCGCGCCGACGTTCGCTTGGAACTGCGCGACGAGCGCGGTCTGGTTGAGGCGCCGGGCCTCGGCCGCGAACTTCTGCTGCTCGGCGATCTTCTGTGCGTACTCCAGCTTGATGAGTTCGACGCGCGCCTCGGCAGCCGTCGCCTCGTCTTCGGTGAGGCGCTGGAGCGACTCGCGCAGCGAACGCTCGCGCTCGCGGTTGCTCTCTTCCTGCAACTGCTCGATCTCGCGATCACGGCGATCCGCGTCGGCCTGTCGCCGGCGCGCGGCGGCGTCGTTCGTGCCGGTCGGGCGGATGACCTGGCGCGCTTCGCGGCGAGCGGAGTTGATCTGGTTCAGCAGGTTTTCGAGATCGGTGCGCTGTGCCGGAGTCACCACGCTGCCGGGACGCAGCGCATCAACGTTCAGGATCGACTGAACGCGATCCGCGAACTCCCGAGCATCCGTCGCGTACTCGTTGTAGAACTGGTCGTTCTCGCGCAGGAGCTTCTGGTTCGCCTCGGAAGTGCCACGGGCCAGAATCTCAGCACCGTCCTCGAAGATGCCGTTGCGGAGCGCCACCGCTTCTTGCAGGCGCTTGTTGAACGCAATAAGGTCGTTCTGTTGCCGGCGGTTCTCGCGGCTCTGCGCATCGGAGAGGTTCTGCTGGGCTTCTTCCAAGTTGCCGCGAGCGAAGAAAAGCTGGATGTCTCGGATCGGGTCGGCGAAGCCGCCATCGGCGTCGATCTGCGCTTGCAGTTCTTCCACGCGCTTGCGGGCTTCTTCGACCTCGCCCTCGAACGCCCTGATCTCAGCGCGCAACCCATCGAGCCGCGAACGGTTCAGCGCGATCAACTCGACTTGGGCGTCGCCGGTCGATCCGACGAGTTCCTTCATCTCCTTGTCGAAATCGGCCGTCTGCCGAGCCGCATCCGCCGCGCCGATGGCGTAGTCGGCGAAGAAGACCGCGCCGACGCTCAACAGAATCCCGATAGGCCCCAGCAAGCTCGAAAGAGCGACGCCGAAGATGCGAACCCCTCCGGCGGCGGCAGTGGCCGCAGTGCCCGTTGCGGCCAAGCCGGCGGCAGCGCCGGCAGCAGCGGGCCGCAAGGCTTGGAACGCAGAGACCAAGCCGAGAACCGCGGCTGCGACAACACGGCGAAGCAGCAAAGCCAAGAAGACTTGCAGCCCGAGGATCAACTGGTCGATGAACTGCAAAAGCCCGCGGCCGACCGTCACGAGGGCGCTGAAAGCGTTAGACAGGCTGCGGGCGAACAGCACGCCGTCCTCGCTCCTGAAAAACGCCGCGAGTTCACGCGCTATCTTGCTGATCTCGTTTCCAAGACCGCTGCGCGAGATCAGGATGGTGAAGTCTTCCCACGCGGTGCGGAACCGCTGGAGGCTCGCACGGAGGTCGTTCGTGGCGCGCGGCAGCACCGACCGCGCCTGGCGGGCCACCTCTTCGGAGAAGAACTCCCACGCGCTCGAACTGACGCGCCCGGCCTCCAGCAGCTTGTTGAGTTCCTGCACCGACACGCCGATCGCGCGGGCGAACGTCGTGGCGGCGCCGGGGAAGCGGTCGCCCAACTGGCCGCGCAGTTCTTCCGCCTGCACCGAGCCCTTCGAGATCGACTGCTCGATCGCGCGGAACGAGCCGGCCACGTCGTCCTGCGACAGCCCGAGAACGGTGAACGACTCGGCGAGACCGCGGAACGTGTTGCGCGTGGTCTCGACGCTGACGTTCGCCGCGCTGGACGCGACGGTGAAGCGTGAGTACAGCGTCGCGAGGTTGCTGAACGACTGGCCGAGGTCGTCGGCCACGTCGCGCACGAAGGCGAGGTCGCTCGCCGTCTGCTTGGCGTCGTTCTGGTTGGCGAACAGCAGGCGGTTCTCGACGCCGGTGCGCGCGATGTCGTTCTGGATCGCCTGCTGCACCAGCGTGATCGCGCTGAACAGGCTGCCGTAGGTGGCCGCCAGTTCAAGCACCTGACCGCGGAGGCGCTGGAAGAAGTCGAGCGTCGTGCGGCCCTGCCCGGCGGTGCGGCGAAGGGCCTGCTCGATCTGCCCCAGCCCGGAGGCGGCCTGCCGGTTCGCAGCGGCGGACTGCTGCGTTGCCCGCGTGACGCGCCCGAGCAGACCGGGGCGGCCGGCAAGGCGCTCCTGAATGCGCTGCTCCAGTGCCGCCGCGCGCTGCTGCGCCTGCTGCTCTTCGGACAGCGCGCGGATGCGCGCCTGTCGCGCGGCAAGGTCGGCGTCGCGCTGCGCCGTCTGCCGGGCGGCGAGCGTCGTCTCGGCCGCGCGGGCACGCGCCGGAGCACCGGCTGCGGCGCGGCTGAACGCCGCGAAGCCACTGCTGATCTGGCGCTCGGCGGCGATGCGGTCGCGGACAACATCGCGCTGCCGCCGGAGTTCCGCGGTGACGCGGCGCTCGCTGCCCTCGCGCTCCCGCTGCTCGCGGCGCGCAAGCTCCGGCCGGAACACGCTGAGCGCCTGCTCCAGCCGCGCCTGACGCTGCGTGAGTGCGTTCTGGCGCTGCTGCTCCTGCTGCGCAAGCTGGCGCGCGGCGTTCTGCTCCAGCGTGATGCGACGCTGCGCTTCTTCGGTGATCTCGCGCTGGCGCTCCAGTCGGCGCGGGAAATCGTCGATGTTCGTCCGGGCCTGCGTCTGCTGCCGGCCGACGACATCGTTCAGGCGGGCGAGTTCGCGGCGCGCGTCAGCCCCGACGACGCCAACGCTGCGAAGCTGCTCGGCGTAGCCTGCGGCGGCCTTGCGCGCCTTGGCCTGCGCAGCCTCGGCGTCGCGGATGGTCTTCTCGTAAGCCTTGATCGCCGCGCGCTGCTCGTCGGTGCGCTTGCGCACCGAGGGCAGGGTGGCGGCATACGCCTTGAGTTCGTCGCGCGTCCGGCGGATCGTCTGCGCGCTCTGGCCGACGATCCGGCGCTGCTCGCGGAACGCCTCGGTGGCGCGGTCGATGTTCCGAAGCCGATCCGCCGCGCGGTCGATGTTCCGAAGCTCGCGTTCGAGTTCGGCCAGCGACTTGCCGGCGGTGCCGGAAGCCCGGCCGAACTCGCCCTGCTGCTTCTCCAAGCGGTCGAGGGCCTCGCCAACCTGCTTGAGATTGTTGAGGCCCTCGGTGCGCGCGGATACGCGGAGATCGACGTTGCTGGTTCGGTTAGCCATCGGCACTCAGCTTCTTGCAGAGCTTCTTGAACTCCTTGGCGGCGTCTTTGTCCAGCAGCGCCGCCACGGCGCTATTCAGCAGGACGGCTTGGGTGACGAACTCCTG